CCGCCTCCGCAGAGCAGGGGATAACCTCAATCACTCCCGTGAGCGCGATTTCCGGATTGAGTACGTCTACCTTGCTGTTTCTCTTGAGGCCGTGCTGTGCAACGCCAGACAGCGAGATACCGCCCGCAGCGACCCAGTACCATAGCCGGCGTGAGTTGCTGAGGATGGCGCGGTCGCCGTCCAGGCTAACGAGCGTTCCGGTGTGTACGCCCGCGCTGTAGCAGCGACACAGGACGTACCGCCCGACGAACGGATGGTCCCCCGCTTTGCGCTTCGGCTTTGCTGCGGGTTTCGTTGCTTTTTTCGTGGTCATCTTCAGTCCTCACTGTTTCGCGCTTTCGCGCATGGGTGATAAATCAGTCCGCCAGTCATAACTCGCCACGTCCCGCTCCGGCATCGCCCACTGGCACGCGGCGAGGGTGAGCAGGAAGGCCGCGACGAAGGCGATGAAACTAGTCAGGCGCATGCCGGCGGCTCAGGAAAGTGCGCCCAGTGGGTTGCATCGTTTCCTATGCATATGACTCCGGGGAAGCACCACTCATCGCCATCGCGATATCCGACAAGCACCTCGCCGTCATCGAAGGCCAGTAGCACGGTGGTTTCGTCGTCGGGGAGCTGCTCGGTGCAGCGGTGCCAGGTGATGGTGCTCATGCGGCATCTCCAAACATATCGCCTTGATTCCCGAGCGATTGCAGATTCGCGACGGCCTGCCGGTAGTAGGACTCCTTCAGTTCCGCGCCGACGAATCGCCTGCCCATCTCGACGGCGACATACCCCTCGCTGCCGATGCCGGTAAACGGACTGAGCACGATGTCGCCCGGATTCGTCCAGAGTTCAATGCCGCGCCGGATCACCTCGAGCTGTAGCGGGCATATGTGCCGCTCGTCGTCGTGCTCACGCGCGGATCGATATTGCAGCGTGTCGTTAGGATCGATGTCCGACCAGATCGGGCTGGCGATCTTCTGCCACTTGTCTACCGGGTAGTCGTCGTGCGTCACCTTGTCTACGCACTCGCCGGGGGCGCGCATCGTCACCAAGTAGTCGGGGATTCCCTGCCGGCTCATGCTCGCGTTGGTCCGCACGGTCTTATGCAGCAGGCCCAGCGCCTTCGTCCGCTGCATGGCCGTTACAGGATCTTTCCAGATCACGACCTCCGAGTGGTAAACGAACCCGCGCGCCTGAAACGCGCGGATCAGGTCGCCGCGGAAATCCTTCAGCCCGATCACGCCGTCGCGCACCTTCGACGTGGGCAGCAACATGCAGTGGAACGATACGTCGCGTCCGGGGATCATCACGCGGCGCAACTCATCGATCAAATATCCGAAGTGCTCGAAAAAGTCGGCATCCGTGCGGCAGTTGCCCATGTCGCGCGGGCTGTTGCTGTATGTGTACAAGCTGCTGAAAGGCGGAGAGAAAATGCTGTAACCGACTGAATGATCCGGCAGTCCCTTGATTACCTCGACGCAATCGCCGTTGTAGATTGCCCACTTGTCAGTGACGGTCTGGTCGATACAGTTCATGCAGATGCCCTCATAAATGCGGGCAATTTCACCGCCCGCGTTGCGTTGTATTCATTCGTGGATCGCACCGAGCCGAGCACCGCCTCGCGGATCGCCGCGCCGGTTTCAGCGGCCAGCGACTCGGACATGGCCTTTGCGTCTGCCTCTTTGCGTTTGAGGTTCGCGATGATCGCGCCCTCGAGCTGGCTGGCGAAGATGTGAACGTCAACCGGACGATGCTGCCCGAATCGCCAGCACCGCCGCACGGCCTGGTAGTACGCCTCGAAAGAGTCCGTCACGCCGACGAATGCCATGCGGGCGCAATGCTGCCAGTTCAAGCCAAATCCGCAGATCGACGGCTTGCTGATCAAAACGCGCACGCGGCCGTGCGCAAAGTCGGACAGGGCGCGCTCCTTGTGCTCTATCGTGTCGCTGCCGCGAATCTCGACCGCATCCGGTATTGCCTTTCGTAACGCTTCGGATTCGGCATTCAGATCGCACCAGACTACCCACGGCTGCACGTCACTGTTCACCATCTGCGCGCAGTCGGCGACGCGATGTTCCAGGCTTGCCTTACGTGCCGCGCGCCGCTCCGACAGCGTGCTGGCCTCGAGCGCAAACAGCTTGCCCTCTTCGGCTTCGGCGTCCGTCCGGCTCAAGTGCTCCGACACGTTCAACGGCGGCAAGATGTAGGCCGATCCGTCGAAGCCGAGATCGGACGGAGAGCGGACCAGTGCGCCCCACGACGATACCCATCGCCAAAACTGGTGCCTCGCGTGGCCTTTCAGCCGCCAGACTTGCGTCTCGCCGCCGTCATGCACGAAATACTCGCTCAGCATCTCGGCTTGCGAGCACACGCCGAGAAACTCCGCATGCGTGCCCAGTTCAGTCCAGTCGTTAGGGGCGGGCGTCGCGGTGGCGCACAGCTTGTATGGCGTGTTCCGAAACGCCGCGAGCAGCGTTGCCAGCGTCTTCGTATCGTGATGCTTGATGCAGCTCGATTCGTCTAGCACCACCGCGCCGAATTCGTCCGGGTCGAATCGGTGCAGGCGCTCATAGTTGGTGATCGTCAGGCCGGGGCCGGCATCCTTCCCGTCGCGGGCATGCACCACGCGCACGCCGAGCGCAGCGCCTTCCTCGGCAGTCTGCTCGGCAACGGCCAGCGGCGCGAGAATCAGCACCTTGCAGCCCGTGGCGCGATGGATGGCATCAGCCCAAGCCAGTTGTATGCGCGTCTTGCCGAGCCCGGTGTCGGCGAATACTGCCGCCCGTCCGCGCCGGATCGCCCATCGAGCAAGCGCGTCCTGGTGCGGGAACAGCGGGCCGAGCAGTTCCGATGGCGGATCAATGCCCGCGGGCGGAATGGCGGCCAGCTTGCGCGAGACAAAGGATGCGTAGCTCATCACGTCGACCTCGGCGGTGGTCCAGGGGCGGCGGGTCAAAACGGCAACTCCTCTGTCCATGCCGGGCACCCTCCTGCCGTGCGGTGCTCCTCAGGCACTGGCCCGAACTTCGCGCAGGCCTGCTCGCGCAGCTGCCAGTTGTCGCAGTTCAGGCAGCAATTGGGCGGCGGATTGGCCTCCAGTTCGCGCAGCATGCTCTTGAGCACCGCGACGCGCTCCCTATGCTCTGATGGCGTCAGCATTCGACTCCTCCCATTCAAACTTAACAATTTCGGGCCATTTGCCCGACTTGTTGATGATCACGGCGGTGGGCGAGCGCAACCCGTATTCGCCATCGTTAACTCCTTTTACGAGATGCTGCGCTGTCTTGGGGATTGTCGGAGCGAGACGAAAATCCCATCTATCATGCAGCCATCGCATTGCTTTTTCGCCGGAAGGCGATCGGCGCTCCATATGCACCCACTCGCGCGCGACCAGGCGCATGCCGGCCCAGTACTCGACGCGCAGGCTGTCCGGGCTGCCCGGCTTGCGATGCACGGCATAGGTCACGTTCGTGACCTCGTAGCGCACGATCTTCGCCTCGCGCTGGTGCGCCATCACGGCCGCGTTGCTTGCCGCGCGCGCCTGCTTATCCTCCTCCTCACGCAGTTGCGCGCCGCACTCCGGGCAGAACATGGCGGATGCCGGCCGCACCTGGGCGCCGCAGTCGTCGCAGATGGCGAACGGCGCGATCTGCTCCTGCCGACGCTTCGCGCGCTTGCGCCCACGGATCGCGTCCACCGGCCCCATGCGCTCGGTCGTGTCGGTGAAGTCCAGCCACAGGCAGTCCGTCTTCCCCGGCGCCGGTCGCAGCCCACGCCCTGCGCCCTGCACGTAGAGCACCGGGCTGATGGTGGGCCGCAGCCACAGGATCGCGTCGACGTCCGGCACGTCGAAGCCGGTGGCGAGCGCGAGCACCGTGACCAGGCAGCGCAGGCGGCCCGCGCGAAAGTCGGCGATCAGCTCCTCGCGCTCGCGCTTGGGCGTCTCGCCGCACACCAGCGCCGCCGCAATGTCGCGCGCGCGCAGCTCGCGCACGAAGGCCTCGGCGTTGCGCACCGTCGGCGTGAAGGCGATCCACTTGCGCCGGTCGGCGGCCAGCACGCAGGCCTCGGCGGCAGCGGCTGGCAGGTAGCCGGCGACCCGCTCGGCCAGTGCGTCGGTGGCGTAGTCGCCGGTCGAGGCGATCGCGATGCCGTCGGTGTCGATCCGCGTGCGCATCGCATCCACGGGCCGGATCAGCGGCGCGAGGTGCCCGGCGTCCAGCAGCTCGCGCACGGTAACGGTGTGCGCGATGCCGCTGAACAGCGGATCCTCGCCGTCGGTCAGCCACACGCCGTTGCCGCGAAACGGGGTTGCGGTCAGCCCGACCACGCGGAACTGGCAGACCTGGGCGAGCGCGCGCAGCAGTTGGCGGTACATGCCGGCGCCGTCCGGGTTCACGAGGTGGCACTCGTCCACGATCACGCATTTGATATTGCCGAGCAGATGCGCGTTGCGCGCGACGCTGCCGATGGTGGCCACGATCACGTCGGCGTCCGGGCGCTTCTGCCCGACGCTTGCGCTGTAGTAGCCGAGCGAGATGTGCGAGGGCAGCAGGTGCAGCAGCTTCTCGGCGTTCTGCTCGGCCAGCTCCTT